AACTAGCTTTGCAGCAGCAAACCCTACCATTATTTTTTTAAACGGTAATGCGTCAGCCTATGCGGCGTTGGCTGTTCAGATTAACAACACGGGTTCAATCACTTTACTTGTATCAACAACTGGCGCTGCATGGGCAATTAACGGTTCAAGTGCAACAAGCTTAGTTGGCACTTCTCAGTGGAATCACATTGCAGTTACAAGGTTCGGTACTAACTTTAGTGTGTTTTTAAACGGGCAGCAGGTGATTACAAGCACGGTTGTTGTTGCTACTACTGCGCTTTTAACTGCTAATTTTAGTAGGCTGGGCGGAACGCCAACCACGGCTAATACGTCTACTATGTATTTACAGGATTTTAGAATTACCAGAGGCGCAAGGTACACTACTAGTTTTACACCACCAACAGCGCTATTACCTATTATGTAGAGGAGATTAATCATGGATGCTGAATTACAAAAAATTAAACTAGAAGCTCAGACAGAGCTGGCTAGACTTACCGCTGCGTCACCAGCTAAAGAAGTGGCAGGCAAAGCTATTGGTACATACGGCCTTCCTGCAATTGTAGTTATCGTCATCATCGGAGTACTGGCTAGTTTGCAGTTAGACGAAGGCAAGATGGCGGCGGTTATGGGATTGCTTGGCGCTTCATTGACAGCTTTGATCTCAATGCTCAACAGTATTGCAGGCTCAAGTACCAAAGAAGAGAAGCCAGAGTTTGAAGTAATGAAGCAGTTGATTGAGCGTCTTGACCGTATGGCTGACCGCGATCCTATGTCTGTTCAGATTGAAGGCGACAAGGTTACGGTTCGTAAAGGCGAAGAACAATTTATGTCAGGGAAATAATTATGCTACCACTACTCGCACCCATATTGACCCAGCTCGCCGGAGCTGGCATGCAAAAAGTCGTTGACGCTGTATTAGATAAAGGCGCTGCGGCCGTCGAAGAAAAGCTAGGCATCACACTAACGCCTGATGCTGATGGCAAATTGTCAGACGATAAAATCGCATCGCTAAAAGAAGCGGCGATGAAACATGAAGAGTTCATGTTTGAGCAAGAGGTTAAAGATCGCAGCAGCGCTCGTCAGCGCGAGATTGATATTGCGTCTAACGAGAACGTACCGCTACTCAATAAGATCATTACCCCAGCGTTGGCGATATTCGTGGTGCTTGCGTCGTTTATTCTGTTTGCCATTCTGATCTTTGTGGATGTGCGCCCCGAAGCTAAAGACATCCTGATTTACATACTGGGCGTGTTATCTGCAGCGGTGACACAGATTCTTTCTTATTACTTCGGCTCGTCACAAGGCAGCAAAGATAAGTCGGACTTACTGGCGCTAAAGAAATGAACTTATCTCCAAACTTTACCTTAGAGGAGCTGACTGCAAGCGAGACAGCAGAGCGTCATGGCATTGACAATACACCGGATAATGAGGTATTGATGAACCTCAGACGTTTGGCTTTATTTCTCGAAGAAGTGCGAAACACTATCGGGATGCCATTACGGATAAGTTCTGGCTATCGCAGTGTAGAGGCAAACCGTCTTGTGGGTGGAAAATCTACCTCACAACATTGCCGTGGGGTGGCAGCAGACCTTAAAGTAAAAGGCATGACTCCTGACCAAGTTGTCAAAGCGATAATTAAAGCAGGGCTAAACTACGACCAAGTAATCCGCGAATTCGACAGTTGGACGCATGTTAGTATTTCCAACACAAAAGACGAAAAACCAAGGAAAATGGCGTTAATTATTGACAAGAAGGGCACACGCCCGTTCCCTAGAACTGAGGTATAGACATGCCAAGTACATACTCCCCCGACCTACGCATCGAGTTGATGGCGAACGGTGAAAAATCCGGTACATGGGGTTCCATCACTAACAGCAACTTAGGCACTATACTTGAAGATGCTATCGCAGGTTTAGTAACTGTCCCAATAGTTAGCACTAGCCAACCGTTAACGGTATTAGATGGCGTAGCTGACGAATCACGTAATGCCGCAGTTAGAGTAACTAGCGCGTTATCCGCAGCATTAAGTCTCTACGTCCCTCCTGTTACCAAACTCTATGTGTTTGTTAATGCTACTAACGTCGGTGGTCCCGGAACAACGGTCACTGTTTATGCAAGTACCGTAGCAGGCAATACTACAGCAGCAGGTACGGGCATCCCTGTTCCGGCAGGCGCTTCAGTTCTTTTGCGTTGTGATGGCGTTAACGTTGTTGAACAGCTTAATACGATTGTTGGCGACTTAACTATTAAAGGTGCGTTGATTGCAACAGGTTCGCCAACGTTTGATGGTAACTTGGTTGTTCAGAATTCCGCATTCTTAGGCGGTTCACAAACCGCAACAATTAGCGTTGCTAACCCTTCGATCATTACTGCCGCTGTAAGTCCTGTAACAGGCGCAGCAGTAACGTTTAGTACTACAGGCACATTACCTACGGGACTAACTTCTGGCACCACGTACTATGTGTCAAAGCTAACTGCTACTACGTTTAATATATCAACATCTTCTACACTGTCTCCGCTTGTTGAAGTTACTGCGTCTGGCTCTGGCGTACATACGGTAAGTAACATGTCGTTGGCGGTAACGCCTCCTGCTGCATCAAATAACACACAGCTTGCAACAACACAGTTTGTTAAACAGCAGGTAGCAATACAACCAGCTTCTGCAGCTTCGCTTGCTTCGACTAACTGGACAGTTAGTGAGACGTTTGCGACACAAGCAATATCGTCTATGACGATTGCAAACCCTGCAGTTTTAACTGTGCCAGTTGCTCCGCCTAATGGTACAGCAGTTGCATTTAACGCAGGTTCTGGTGGCGCGTTGCCAACAGGCATTACTACTAACGTTGCGTATTACGTGTTTAACAGAACGCCTACTACGTACAACTTAGCAACAACGCCTGCACAAATTCAAACAGCTATTATTCCCGGCGGCGCTACTTTTAACGGAACTATAGCGGGATCAGTTTTAACAGCAGCAGCGCCTTCGGTAGGCGTACTTGCAATTGGGCAGAGGATAACAGGCACAGGCGTTACAGCAGGTACGACAATTGTTAGCTTTGGCACAGGTATTGGTGGCGCGGGTACTTATAATCTTAGCGCATCGTCTACGGTGTCGACTTCTACAGCGATGACGGCTACCGTTGTCCCCGGTGTTGTTACGGTTAACGTTGCACCTACTAACGGACAAACGGTTGTATTTAGTACCACGGGTACATTACCTACAGGTATTACTGCAGGCACTGCTTACTATGTGGTTAACCGCACAGCTACTACGTTTCAGATTTCTGCAACAGTGGGCGGTACAGGTATTACTTTTGGTGGTCCGTCAACGGGTACACATACGGCTTCATGGTACACCCTCGTAGCTACAACAGGCACCGCAACGCTTCCAATAACAGAGACAACATCTAAGATGATCTTTGCGTATAAAACGTTGAACAAACTTTCTGTAGATTTGGGGGGCAACCTTGTGGCTGCTGGTAACGTAACTGCATATGGCTCAGTCTAATCATGCCTGAATACGCTTACTTTGACCCTCTATCGCTGCAAGAAATTGCTTCGTTTTTTAATCAAAACGGACAAAATAATGTACCGCTTAATTTATACTATCGCGGTGGGCAACTTGTTGCAGACATTCCACTTAACAGTTTAATCCCTACATCAGGCCCTATAGCAGTCAGTAATTTTTACGCTAGGTCACAAGGGCGCACCATAACGTATATAGTTATTAACGTTGTTACCTATAATTTTGACGTGTATGCAAATCGTGGTTCTGGGTATATTCCGGGGTACTCAGACATTGTTGTAGTTATACCGCCCAACTTGTATATAGGCAGCAATATCCAATACGGCACAGCCAACAGTCCAGCAATATCTGTTCCTAATACATTTAGTGCAGGCGACACGGTGTCTATTGTTAATAGCGGGTTTATTTATGGATGCGGTGGTAATGGTGGTACAGGCACAACCAATCCCGGAAACCCCGGAACTCAAGGCGGTACAGCTTTGTTTATCGCCC